GGTGCATCAGCTGGATCAGAAGATCAAGGCACCCGTGCAGTCGCTATAGGAGGACAGGCAGGTGAACTTAGACAAAGCAACTACGGAGTGGCTGTAGGAGCATCAGCAGCATATTTTGAGCAAGGTGATAGTGCGGTTGCCATAGGTGACAATGCTGGTCAATCAAGTCAGGGTGACTATGCGATCGCCGTCGGACATTATGCAGGGCATAATAATCAGTCAGCAAACAGTATTATCCTAAATGCCAGTGGTGCTATCTTAAACGGTGCTGCTGCTGGATTTTATGTTAATCCTATTCGATCAACCACAAGTTCAGCTAGACCTGTTGTTTACAATACCACAACCAAAGAATTATTTTATACATCAACATTAGAGTTTATTAACAGTACAATTTCGACCACTGATTCCAGCAGCATAACAGTTGATGTGCTGACCACATTCAATTCAGATGTTGTTGTTGAAAATGATCTCACTGTAGCAGAACGATTAACAGTCAAAGGCAGTAGAGTAATTAATCTAACAGAATTACAAGCTATAACGGCGGCAAGTGCAGATTTTGCTGCATTTAAAACAGCAATAGCAGCATTGGCATAACGGAGCGATAAATGGCAAAACAGAATATAAACGTAGGTACCGCAGCTAACGATAAAAAAGGTGACAGCCTACGGGCAGCGTTCCAAAAAGTAAATGCTAACTTTACAGAATTGTATACAGCACTGGGATTGGCTGCTGACACCACACTGAACTTCGGCAACTTTGTATTTGAATCTAACACTGTTAGACTTACGAATGCCAACAACGACGACAGCACAGCAACACAGATTGAAATAGCACAACCAGTTAGAATAGAAAGCGACCTAACTGTAGGCGGCGATATTGTTCCTAACACAGCCAATGGTGGTAACCTAGGTAGTCCGGCAAAACCTTTCCGCAGCCTGTATGTTAGTAATAGCACAATTTTCTTTGGCGGTGTTCCTCTAAGCCTAGAACCAGGAACCAACGAACTACAGATCAACAATGTTCCTATCAGCCAACGCATAACCTATGCTGACATTCCTAATGCTCCCACAGATGTGTCAGACTTGACTGACACAGGAAACTTATTAGGTGGTGGAGACGGTGGCGGATTATCTATCACAGACTTTGGTGAAGGCTTTACTGACTCATTAGATGCTGGAAAGATTACCACCAGCAAACTGTACAATGAAAATCCTAACCAGGGACTCAACAACCTGTATGTACTGGAAGTCACCAATGGCGGTGTTGTTGTATTGCCAGATCAAAGTATCATCAACGGTGCTACATTAAAAACCGTAGCAGGCAACTATGCTGGTATCACAGCAGGACCAGCAAGCCCAGCAGGTAAGGATGAAGATTCGTGGGTATGGGTTGACAACAACGGTGCTACTATTGCCACAAAATACAGCACAGATGCTCACACTTGGACATTCAATAACGATGGCGATCTAACATTACCAGCTGGCGGCGACATCCTAAACAGCGCAGGTGCAAGCGTGTTAGGTGGCGGTGGCGCTGCCACAGGCATAGAAAGTGAAACTGATGTTTCGATCAAGGTCAACTTGTCAGATTCCACACAGCGCATCTGGCAGTTTGGTGAGGATGGCAACCTAACATTCCCAAGTGGCATGACCATGGGAGACCTCGACGGTGTTGAAGGCATTCGTGGCGGCGTTGATAGTACAATAGGCATTTTATCACAAGGCACAAGTGGAGCATCTGTTTTACAATGGGTGGACGATTTCGAAGAAGCAACGGCTGTTGCGGCTGTAGTAGTCAACAGTTTATTTGCGCCCAATACAGGCACTGTGCAAATCTTTACAGGTGATGTTGGTCCAGCTCCAGAACACAGTTGGACCTTTGGCACAGATGGTGCGTTGACATTGCCTACCGGTGGACATATTGGTCCGAGTGGCGGTAAAGGCGCGGGTACTACGTATGGCGGCGCAAATGACCATTTAGTAAGTTTAACCAGTTATTATAATAGTGGTCTATATTCCAGTTGTGTTACTGCTTACGCTGATGGTACATTAAACATCACTGCTTATAATGATGGCGGCCCAAATCCGGCTAAAATCTGGACATTTGACAATACTGGTACTCTGACACTCCCAGATGACAGTGGTATTAAATCCTCTACCAACATTGACATCACCATAGACACTCCGGACAGCAGTACATTTAATTGGCGATTTGGGGCAGATGGCAACACAACATTTCCAACAGGACTTACGCTAGGGGCACCGAGAGGTGTTGGCACAGTTAACTTTACTGCTGCTGTTGACAAAGAGTTTCAGATTGAAACAGGAACTGCCACCAGTGGTAAACTATGGCAGTTTGGTACAGATGGTGATTTAAAGATTCCCGGAGATATCAAGAGCAACGGCAACATCAACATTGACATCAACCTTGCAGACTCAACTCTGCGCAGATGGCAGTTTGGTGAGGATGGCAGTTTAACATTACCCATTGGTGTATCTATTGATAACAATGTTGACCCTCTGTATCCCAAGATCATTGCAGACAGTGGCAAGCTATTCAGCGTTCAGGGGCAAGGTAGCACTGGTTCCGCGGCATTGGCGTGGAGTGTGGATCCTAACGCTGATACCAAGTATGCGGCCGTAGGTGTTAGCCAAGGTGGTGGAGACAATCTTGCCAAGGTGGTCATGACGGCAGGAAATACAACTGCTACACTAAAAGTTTGGAAATTAGACGAAACTGGAGTATTCACATTACCAACAGGCGGAGTTATTTCAGAGGGTGGCGGCATCAGTGGTGCTATTCGACTCAAACCCGCGGGCGGTGCCAACGCTAACCAAGCATTGCTGATTTACCCCACTGCAGCCGCTGATGGTGATCATGTACATTTGACCGCAGGTGGTGGCACAACTGAATTGTATCTAGGCAATGACACACATTATGTCAAGTTGGTCAACGGTGGCAATGTAGAAGTAAGAGCCTCCACTGCAAATTTGTCTGCTCAGGCGGCTTGGACATTTGAAACCGACGGCGAATTAGATACCATCCGACCGTTGGGAATAAAAGTTCCCAATGGCGTGCCAACCGATGTTGCTGTGATCAACAGCACCAGTGGCAGTTGGGAACTGAATCCCAGGTCTGACTTGGCCACAACAGGAGGTTCAGGCAGTGGACTGACTGTGAATGTTACTGAGACTGGTGGATATGCCAGTACTATTGCTATTGCTGAGATTGCCGGTACAGGATATCTCAACGGAGATGTTATAACAGTTACAAGTGGCACATCAAATGCCACATTCACTATTGTTATTGGAGGTCGAAACACTTGGCAGTTTGGCACAGATCGTGCATTAACATTACCTTCAGGTACCAGTAACATACAGTCAGTTCAGCAAGACGGTTATCAATCAAAAGTAACGGTGAGTCCTTATCAAATTCTTTCACAAGCAAGAAGAAGCCAAACTCAAAGTTATTCCGCGACCAACGAAGATTTCACTTCAGCCGCCAGCGATGGTAATGGCATGATCGCTTTTGTGGGTCTACAAGGTGGTGTGGCAGAGTTTATCACTGACACGATAGAAAACGGTGGTGTGTACGAACGCACAGTGAGATTAAACGGTGCGGGCCCAGAATACGGATACAGCAGTTTCAACGACACCGATGATCAAGTATTCCTAGTTGCTGCGGCCCCAGCAGGTGCAGTGACTTCGATACGATTCAGCTACACTCGAATCAGTAAAATAGACATAGACCCAGACGGAGGGGTATTTAGAATTGAAAGTGAACCTAGTCAGGATATAGATATCCAATCCGGTCAAACACTTCGATTGATTGCCGATGATGCCGTGGAGATAAGATCAACCGACGCTACAAGCATCACCACCAACTATGGAATTGATGCACGAACTTGGGAGTTTGGCACCGGCGGTAATTTGACATTGCCCTACGGTGCGGTATTGAGAAACCTTGCCAACAATGCTATAGCATTTGGACAAGGTGCTGGGGCAAATAATTCACAAGGTGGTGAAGCAGTGGCCATTGGTACAAATGCCGGTTATGGCTCACAAGGTGCTGGCGCAGTGGCCATTGGCGAGAGTGCTGGCGAGACAGATCAAGGTGCTAATGCTGTGGCCATTGGTAAGAAAGCTGGCTACTATTATCAAGCCGCTAACTCAATCATTCTAAATGCCACTGGCGATCCCCTGGAACAAACAGTAGCCAACACATTCACAGTGGCACCAATTAGAAATATCAGTGCTACCAGCGGAGTATTGCAATACAACAGCAGTACCAAAGAAGTTTCATACAGCAATAGAGTCACAGCTGAAAGTTTTGACACTGATCAGATCACCATAGTGGGCAATAGAATTACTACCACAGTCACAAACGCCAACCTTGAGATAGAATGCAATGGTACTGGTAGTGTTGTAGTTAACGGCGGCAAATTAATTCTAAACACCGGTGGTAATGCTTATGTTGAGTCAGTTGATTACGGAGTCAACAGTGCCAACAGTGCGTTAAATATCTTTGGCGGTCCTTATCAGAAAATTAACCTACGAGCTGGTTTTGGTACTCAAGCAACTTTGACATTAGCTACAGATGGTACATTAACATTGCCAGGTAGTATAGTTGGTACCGCTACGCAAGACGTGTTCAATACCACATCAACCACAGTTAATGCATTTGGTGCGGCCACTACTGCATTGAACATCGGCGCAAGCGGTGCACCTATTACTGGCTTTGCGGCAACTGCTACCACATCAAGTACGGCTTCTAGTTTGGGTTATCTTGGTTTGCCGCAAAGTGCTACTGCTACCACTGCTACACTGGCCATAGGCGATGCAGGCAAACACATTTATGTAACAACCAACAGTCAGACAATAACAATTCCAGCCAATGCTTCAGTGGCCTATCCAATAGGAACCACTCTCACATTCATTGCTGGACCAAGTGCTACCACAGTTAGTATTGCTATCACATCAGACACACTGAGATTGGCGGGTGGCACAAGCACTGGCACAAGAACACTGGCCGCAAATGGTATGGCCACAGCAGTCAAGGTAGCTGCCACTACCTGGTACATCAACGGAACAGGATTAACATAATATGACAGGCGCATTAGCAGTAATGGCCAGCTATGGCGGAAGCTCACTGCCAACTTTGGTATACGATTTAGATGCAGCCAACTATTCTGCTGTGCCTGTGAACGGCACCTCGGATGCTACAGGAACTTACACACTATCGGTGGCCAATGCTGGCGGCAGTATTTCTTGGCAATCTGCCAACGGTGGGGTATTTAGAAAAAGCACCAGCTCTGGCACTGATGTTATCTATGGTGGTCCAGACTATGTCACTGGACAAAGTTACACAGTGTTCATGGCCTACAAACGCATAGCAACTGCTGATGGTAGACTGCTGAACACACAAAGCGAAGCCAGTAAAGACTGGCTTATGGGCCTGTACAACGGTCACGACCAAACATTCTATCCGAACTTTGCAGTTAACCTGCCGTCATCGGGTGCTGATCTCTTCTGGCACCTTGATTTTGCTACTTGGAATACCTCAACAAGTCTAGGACAACTATATTCTGCAACCAGTTCCTCGCCGTCAAGCGTGGCATTTTCTGCAACCAATGCCGGTGGCGGAGGTTTCGATCAGTTGCGATTGTTCAGTCGTTCATCAGGCAGTGAAGTACAAACAGCTGATATAGGATTTATCAAAGTGTACAACGGTGTGTTAACTCTGGCCAATGTCCAGTCGCTGTATGCCACATACAAGACGAGATTTGGATACCCATAAAACGGTAAATATACTAAAGAGAGCAGACTATGACAGTACAAACAATCAATATCGGCAATGTGGTAAATGATGGCCTAGGCGATGATCTACGCACCGCGTTTCAAAAGGTAAATGCTAATTTTACAGATTTAAGTGCGCAGTTAACTATTACTGCTACCAACGTAGGCACAGTAGGTGTAGGCATATTCAAAGAAAAAATAGGTGCTGATCTAAAATTTAAAAAACTTGTGTCTGGCACAAAAATGTTACTGAATGAAAACACAGACACTATCACTGTTAACAACACTTCTCCGGATGCTTTCATTAGAATAGACACAGATGCTGGTGTGATGTTGGCCAGTACATATCAACAGATTACCATGGCAGGTACCGCAGCACCGGGATCAACTACCAGTAGAAAGGATATTGAAGTCACTGCGTTTGGGTCCACTGTTAGTTTTAAAACCATTATCCCTGTAACCGATATACTTGAATCCTACGACTTCGGTACAATCACTGGATCATACACCAATGCCATGCAGTTGGCTCTACAATCTGCAAATATAGATTTTGGCACTGTTCTGTTGCCTGGACGCATAGATATAGACTGCGGTGCAATTGTCTAAGGATTGATCACATGATAACATGGATCACACCCGCAGGCAGTCTAGGCTTACTCACAGAACGAATATCCATCGATATACAACTACAGGCCACTACCAATCTCACAGCCGCTGTCACATATAGCCTAATCGCAGGTGTTTTGCCTCGAGGACTCAAACTGATAAATGGTGCGATCAAAGGTAGTCCCACTGAAGTCAAAGTCTACACAGAAAGCAGATTTGTGATACGTGCCTCCGATGGGGTAGACCTAGAAGACCGAACTTTCAAACTTGCAGTGGATGGCAGCGACAGACCCATATGGCTCACACAGGAAGGATTCCTCAATGTTGGAGAAGCTGAAGCTTACTTTGTCTTAGACAATGCACCAGTTGATTTTCAACTGGAAGCCCGTGACTCGGATCTCATAGCTGGCGGAACTCTAGAATACTATCTCATGCCTAATGGCGGATTGTTACCGCCGGGTCTTAATCTCAGCAAAAGTGGTGTGATATCGGGTTTCACTGATCCAATATTTGCTGTGGAATACACCTTAGAAACTTCTGGAGGCTACGATACCGCTCCCTTGGATGTGTTTCCCATAGACTTTGTAGAAGCTCGCAGCAATGGCTACGACACATTTGTGTTTGACAGTTTCACCTTTGACTACAACGAACCCAGCAGGACTCCAAGAAGACTCAGTAGGATCTATAATTTCATAGTGGCTGTCACTGACGGTGTGTATACTGAAACTAGACTGTTTAAAATCTATGTGGTCACTGAAGAGTTTCTGCAAGCTGATAACTCGTTGATTCAAGTAGATACCAATATATTCCAAGCTGATGCCACCAGCGATCGTGTGCCAGTATGGATCACTGGCAGCGATCTAGGACGCTTTCGAGCCAACAACTATGTGACCATATTCTTAGATGTCTACGATCCGCCTACGTTAAGCGGTACTATCACATACTTCTTATTGCCTACAAATCCTGATGCTACTGCCAGTCAACTGCCTCCGGGCATGGCCTTAGACACTTCCACAGGCGATATAGCAGGTTCTGTGCCTTATCAAGCTAGAATTTCTAGAGATTATAAATTCACAATTCGTGCAGTGAACTATCCAGCAGCCCTAGCCTATACATCATATGTATACAAAGGCTCGTGGAATAACTCCACCACTTATGTAATCAATGACGCAGCGGAATTTGTCGGAATCACTTATGTCTGTGTACAGGCTCATCTCAATAGACTGCCCACCGATGCAGATTACTGGAGAGCTGGCACATCAAAGACCGAAAAGACTTTCACCGTGACTGTGATCGGTGAAATCGAAAGTGCTGTTGAATGGATCACTGACAGTGACCTCGGCACTATCAAACCCAATACTGCCAGTGACAAATTTATAGAAGCTACTAGCCTACTCTACGGTGGCAGGATTGCCTATGAATTTGTGTCAGGCACACTGCCTCCAGGGTTGACATTTTTGCCCACCGGCATCTTGCAGGGCAAGGTCAAACAGTTTGGTGATGACACTGGTCTAGGGTTAACCAGATTTTTTGAACGTGCAGACAGTCTTGCTCCTGTAGAAGACAGTTCCACACTGAGCAAAGATTTTTCTGCTGTGTTTGACACAGCTACTACTTCTTTTGATCTCAAGTTTACTTTTACCATCAAGGCCAGAGACAGTGTGAATTTTGCCACGGTGGATAGAACCTTCAATCTCACTGTACGTGTAGAAAACAATCAAACTTTTGCTAACCTATATGTCAGAGCTTTCCAAACAAAACCCAAAAGATTGGCCTGGTATAATTTCATCACCGATGCAGTGATATTCCGGCCTGCCGATCTCTATCGATACGGTGATGTTAACTTCGGAGTACAAACTGATCTCCGCGTGTTGATATATGCGGGAATAGAAAGCGTGGCTGCTGTGAAATATGTACAGGCCATGAGCAGAAATCATTATCAAAAGAGATTGAAATTTGGCAGTCTTAAAACTGCCAAGGCCAAGGATCCCGTAACACAGGAAACTATATATGAAATTATCTATGTGGAAATTGTAGATGACCTAGAAAAGAACGGTCGCAGCATCAGTCAAACTGTGAATCTACCCAATAATATCAACAGCAAAGTGTTGATTAGTTATGATGCGATTAAAATAGACAGCGACATTCCGCTGGTCAGCGACAGCGATCATCAACGAGTATTTCCTAATAGTATTAAAAACATGCGATCTCGCATAGGCTCGGTAGGAGACAAAGATAGAGAATTTTTACCTCTGTGGATGCGCAGCACACAAGAACAAGCAGCGTACGAAACTGGATTTGTGCAGGCCCTACCTCTATGCTATTGCAAACCTGGATCAGCCGAGAATGTAGCAGCTAGGATCAAAGCCAGTGGGTTTGATTTTAAAACCATTGACTTTGTAGCAGATCGCTATATAATAGATATTATAGACGGAGAAATAGAGGATAAATACCTTGCATTCCCGCAACGTGGAGAAAAATTACCTTGACAAGCCTTATCAATTTCGCAGCAATAAATGAAAACTTTCCTGTAGCTGGCCAGGACAACGACACGCAGGTGTTTAGAGATAACTTTGATACTATCAAAACCAACTTCTCAACTGCCAAAACAGAGATCACCGACCTACAGGACAATGCAGCTAGAACAGACGGTGACAACGATTTCCTTTACAACATTGTAGGGTCTGTCACACTCAATGATGCGTATCTGCGTAAAAAGGACTACGGTTCTGCTATCGTAGCGGGTACCCAAGATGTCAGCTTCAAACAGGCCATGTATCATGTGATCAAGTTTGGTGCTAATACCAGTTTGTCATTCTCTGAATTTCCTACCGGAGCGGTGGATGTCACAGGCCTTGGGCAGATCGGTAAAGCCACTCTAGAACTGTATGGTGATGGTACCGCCAGAACAATCACATTTATTACTTCAGGCGGTACCGTGATTAAAAAATCTCCTGGATTTCCAGGAAGCGTAACGGTTACATCAGCTACCGATCCTGTGATCATTGAAGTGTGGCAACACAGTGCCACGGTGATTTGGATGAACTATCTCGGATTATACAGCTAATGTTCCATCCATTAAGTGGCGACTTGTCTGGATTCAAAGATCAAGAGATTGAAAATCGCTTGATCGAATTGAATAAAAAATATTACGCTGCGGCTAGAATGGGCAGCAGAGATCTCTTGACACAGCTATCTACTTTTGTTACAATATATAGAGAAGAACTCGCAAAGAGACATTCTCAGAAATTGAAACAGGCAGATGGTGATTTAGGTCAATTGATCAATGTGGACTAATACTACTCAACAACTCATACAAGGTGTGATGCGACACGGACCAGATATACTGGAACATTGTCAGACTTCTGATGACCTAAATCAATACGTAAGTCGATTACAGCAAGAACACTTAAATTATCCAATACCCCCGCAACAAATAGACGCTACCAATTGGTTCGTACCTTACGAATATAAAACCATGGATATTTTAGATTGGTTATATCAGCAGTGTCCGACTCCTGACATTCGAGAACGAGTTGCTGAAGAGTTGAAACTGTTTGCCAAGCATGATATGATTCATGTGTTAAAAACTATGAAATATGTGGTAGATACTCTTAGGGCCAATAACATAGTCTGGGGAGTAGGAAGAGGCAGTTCCGTAGCCAGCTATGTGCTATTCATAATTGGCGTACACAAAATTGACAGTGTTAAATACAAACTACCAATCAACGAATTCTTTAAAGGAGAATAAAATGGGAAGAACTTATACCTCTATGAGAGGCAAAGAAATTGACATGGAAAAGATGAGCTTGAGATTTGAAAAAACTCCAGCTGTAGGTAATATGAAAGTCAACGCTCGCGGTGACGAAATTGGTGAAGGCGGCAGAGTAGTACGCACACGTGAACAAGTGTTGGCGGACTATTATGCTCAGAACCCCAATGCATTGCATGAGGAAGTGGCTGCTCGCGGTAATAAGAAATAAGGTAAACTATGTTTAATTTCCAAGCACGACACATGCAGGTTCGCCCCCTGTCAAAAGACCTTCTTGTTATCAACATGGACATGGGCGAAATGACAACCGCAGGCGGCATTGTTGTCCAAAGTGATGACGGTAAAGCACACGGTGTCAAACCTCGTTGGGCCGAAGTTTATAAAGTCGGAGATGAATGCGATCTTGATGTCAAGGTCGGGCAGTGGATTCTTATTGAACACGGTCGCTGGACTCGTAAGATTAAAATCAACGACGGTGACGGTGAGAAAGAATTTCAAAAAGTCGAAACAAAGTCTGTTATAGCAGTTGCCGACGAAAGACCAAATGACTTTTATATTGGTCAGGAATTTTCAAATGGATCAAGTATGAATATTAATCCAGAAGATTTTATGCCAGGAAACTTATCTAAGATCAGCTAATGGGCTTTAAGAAAAACTGGGAAGTAGGTAATATCACTTCCCAAGTGCATAGTCTCGCCAGAGAAATCTCTAGTCCGTATAATGACGGGTACACACAATGGCACTGCAAACAAGATCTCTATCAGATCAAACAACTTGTAGATCAAGCCTTGGCTAGATCACCCGACTTCGGTGATTTGGAACAGGAGTGGTTGCAAACACAAGAAAAAAAGCATATAATAAAAATATTAAAGTCTTGAAGGAGTTATATGACTAATCCGTTTCGTGATCAAGAAAAATTCATGCGGGCCTGTGATCAAACCGCAGATACAGAAAATAGAGATCAATTTAATATGTATCTTGGGTTGATTGAGGAAGAAGCTGAAGAGCTTAATCAAGCGATTCTCAACAAAGATAAAGTAGAAATGCTTGATGCTCTCATCGACATGCTGGTTGTGACCATAGGTGCTATTCACTCAGCCGGCTTTGATGCCGAAGGTGCCTGGAAAGAAGTTATGAGCACAAACTTTGCCAAGATTGATAAAAAGACAGGCAAAGTGATTAAACGTGAAGATGGCAAAGTTCTCAAGCCTGACGGGTGGACCCCACCTGATCTAAAAGGTTACTTGGAGAAAAAATAATGGAAGTTCAACCTAAAGATACAAGCAAGGGACATTTTTATGTTAGCCTTGTAAAGAGTGGATTACGGATTATAGCAGGAGTTTTTCTAATTGACGGAAACTTGCTTGTTGCAGGTTCATTGTTGATTCTAGCAGAAGGGTTGGGCATTATCGAGGAACTGGTATGAGGAATATTGCATTAGTCGATGCGGTAATCGCATTGCACGATATTGCACGAACTGTTGCTGAAGAAGTCGGACAGGGACAACTACATGACGACATACGTAAGTGTGCTGATCGGTTACACGAGTTCTCGCTTATTGACAGTAAAAATAGTATACTAACACAAGACATTATAACAAAGGCGAAAGAATGAAAGAACTATGGGTAGAGAAGTACCGTCCTAAAAAAATGGAAGGGTATGTATGGCGTGATTCTGCACAACGAAAACAGGTCGAAACTTGGGTAAAAGAAAAAAGCATTCCACATTTGTTGTTGAGCGGACCTCCGGGCATTGGCAAAACAACAATGGCCAAGATACTGGTTAATGAAATCGAAATCCTTGATGCTGATGTACTAGAAGTAAACGCCAGTAGAGAAACAGGTATTGATTTTATCCGTAACAAGATAGTGCCATTCATCAGCAGCATCGCTTGGGGTGCCTTTAAGGTGGTGCTGTTAGACGAAGCAGATCGACTAAGTCCGCAAGCACAGGATTCGTTGAAAGGTATCATAGAAGAATACAGCAATTATGCTCGTTTTATCTTGACCTGTAATAATCCTAATATGATCGTTCCAGCACTGCACAGTCGTTGCCAACAATGGCATTTCTCAAAACTAGATCAAACTGAATTCACTGCTCGTGCTGCTACTGTGTTGGTTGAAGAAAATATCGAATTTGATTTAGACACACTGGATATGTATGTGTCTACTACCTATCCCGACCTGCGTAAATGTTTGAATCTACTGCAACAGAATACCAATGATGCCAAATTGCACAGTGCAACCAAAGAGGATGTGGGATCTGCCGAGTGGAAGTTTGACATGGTTGAGTTGTTTAGAGCAGGAAAGATACAAGAAGCACGTAAGATGCTGTGCGGCAAACTACGTGCTGAAGAGATGCAGGAAGTATTTGTATGGCTCTACAATCATCTAGATATATTTGGTGCAGAGGAAAATCAAGACAAGGCTCTGCAGATTATTAAGCAAGGTCTAGTTGATCACACACTAATCATTGATCCAGAAATTAATCTTGCTGCCACGCTGGTAAAATTATCAAAGATTAATGTCGGATAAAAAATCAAATCTAGCCAAAGGCAGAAATAGTTTTGATGCTGACATAGGCGGAACACTGGTACCGTTCTTTAATAAGAATGTATCAGAGTATCCCACGGAAGCAGGCGGAGTTAAATTTGAGCTAGTCCCGGTAACCAAGCAAAAAGATCTAATGATCAATCATGCTAGAATGTTTGCCCAGCAAGAATACGATCGGATTGTAGAATTAGTTAATGTGTTAGAAAACCAAGCACAGGCCATCAAACGTAGATTAGAAATCACAGATGCTGTTCATGCCGCGGTGTATCAGTTTCAACCAGTGATGGGCAACGTCTATTGGATAGTATGGGATAAGAGAAAACAGCATACGTTGTTAACACAGAATGGTCCTAACGACTGGTCCAGCTCTGCTCCCGAAGACTACGAATATCAGGCTCAGGTAAAATACATGGGTGATCACACTTGGATGGAAATAGATCAAGAAGGAAATAGCATAGATGGATAATAGATACATGATAGTGAAATACATCAAGAAGCCTGATGGCAAATATGACGAAGTCACTGAGTTTAAAAGGCACTATAGAAGCACCGACCTTCAAATGTCTAAGGTTATATTAGACCTTGGCAAGAAAGCAGTGATCAAGAACGGTCTCAATCCCGACGCAGGATATGATGACATGATTGAGTTTTACAAAAGAGTACTAGGGGATCGCTTGACCCCCTACCTCCCTAAAGATTAACTATCGCCGTATATTGATAATATCTCTTTGACAGCTTCGTGACGTTCAACATCCTGAACATCAAATTTTACTAGATCCACATATCTGTGGCCTTGGAAGTTGTTGTACAATCCCAAAAATTCTAGTAGGCCGTTATTGCTAGGACGATCAGCCTGTTGTAGGTCTCCTGTGACTACCATTTGGCTACCTTGTCCTAGGCGAGTCAGTAGCATTTTCATCTGACTCGGTGTGGCATTCTGCATCTCATCAGCTACCACCACTGCGTTTTTAAAAGTTCTACCTCGCATGTATGCCAAAGGACTGGTCTCTATCACTCCTTCTTTGATAAAATTTTCTATTTCTCTGGCATTGAAATTTTCTGCGATCACATCAAATATTGGCTTGGTCCAAGGTGCCATTTTTTCATTTAGGTCCCCGGGCAAGAATCCGTGTTCTTCATCAACACTCACAGCAGGTCGAGTAACAATGATTTTATCTGCAGATCCGTACTTGAGTTGATCTATAGCCCATTGAACCGCCAGCATGGTTTTACCCGTACCGGCTGGGCCGATAGCGAATACAATCATTTTGTTGGGATCGTTTAGTTTAAGTAGATAAGTCTCTTGGCTTAGACTCTTGGGATAAATCTGTACTCTTCTGCGTTTTTCATTTAATCTATGATCAATATTTATTACATTGTTAGGGAATCGTGGATCATATTGCTCGTTTTGCTGAACTTGCGCTCTTTTTCGCTTCATATAAGGTTAGCCCTCCTGTAAGTGTTAGGCACGGACCTCAAACCGTAGTGTCCGTGTCCGAACACATGTGTATTTAACCCCTGGCTCTAAAAGATATGTGTTATGTTTGTATTTTGACGATAAATACAAAGGGAGATAATATGGCAGACATTAAAGATATCATCAGCAATATTGAACAGATCTACGGGTCTAACAACAGTCTACAACTGCTCAAAGACTTTGAGCGTGTGTTGGACGAATTAGATGTGTATGTGTTTGACAGCTGGATCGACGGTGAGCTTGTAGAAGGGCCAAAAGAAAGCAGATACTATGTGGAATGCACATTTATGTGGCCACAAGATCAGCTTCCGGAACCTGCAGGCGGAAAAAGACTGCTGGAATACGGCTGTAGAGTACAGGTGGCAGAAAGCAAGATCGCTACAGTTCGAAAGATTAAAACTCCCGACGATATACGGCCCGGCACACGCAAGGGTAAAATTGATCACAAAGACATATGGATGATCAAGATCAGTATGCCTAAGAAGCTGATGAGTGACATCAATAGAGGCTATACAGAATTAGATAAAAACAAGATCGAAGATATCGTTAATGCTAACATTATTAATTCTTCAATCGACCCAGCAGAACAACAAGCACAGGATATGGCAAATGCACAACCAGCAGAACAACCAGCAGCTTAACGAAGGGCTAAGAGCCACCGACCTAAAAGAGATGGTCCATGATGTATTTGAAGTTGATTCATTTAGATCAAAAATGGGCGAAGATCAAGATGTCTGCGTGGTCAGCTTCAAGGTCAAAGACCGATCACCTGCCAAGGATCTCATGGAGTTTATTGAAAAAGGTTATGAGTTCGTTCTAGATGCTGATGTCAGCAGTGGCGAAGACAACAACGGGGAATATTCCGTGTTCGTAGAAATCAGTAGAAGCCCCAGACTTGCAGAACAGATACAAGAACTAACCTACGGTGTTAAAAAACTCACAGGCCTAGATGAATTCAAATTTAAATATTATAAACAGACTCAAGTGCATGAAGTTACCACTAACAACCTCAAGTCTAATATACCATCCAGTGTCAATGAATACAAAGAGTTTGTGAACCGAAACAAAACTGAGGATGTGAAACAGTTCTTTTCAAAGACACTGATGGACAATCTCAGCCTAGATGGCAGTGTGGTTACTATATCAAAGCCATTTGGTTCTCAGGTTCGTTTAGAAATTGTCAAAGATGGCAACACAGAATCTATCTTAGAAGGCATCACAGATGGATATACTGTAGATCAAGCAGCTACCAGTGAAGTGTTTTGGCTCACAAAGGTGTTGGGAGACTACAACATAAACAAAATAGGGGACACATTTGTGTTCAACAACGGTCAACGTTCGATGTTATTAAAAAGGATCTAATAATGAGCTTTACATTCGATTTTACCAAAGCGCAGCTGAAAGAAATGCTGCCAAAAAACCAATATCTACAGAACTGGTACGATGCACTGGATGCCATACTTCCAGAATACGATATCAATACTCCGCAACGTGTAGCAGCCTTCTTGGCACAGTGCGCTCATGAGAGTGGCGGGTTTGTGTTCCTCAAAGAAAATCTAAACTACAAAGCAGCCAGTCTTAGAAAAGTGTTTCCTAAATACTTTCCAGACGATGCTATCGCAGCCACATACGCTAACAAGCCAGAAAAGATTGCGAATAGAGTCTATGCTAATCGTATGGGCAATGGGCCAGAAGAGTCAGGTGATGGCTTTAAATACTGCGGACGTGGACTTATCCAATTGACCGGTAAAGACAATTATACATTTTTTGCAGCCAGTATAGATGTTCCTGTAGAAGAAGCATCAGAATATCTACAGACATTCGAAGGTGCTGTACAAAGCGCCTGCTTCTTCTGGGATCAAAACAATTTAAATCAATGGGCAGACAAAGGTGACATTCTCACACTAACCAAGCGTATCAATGGTGGTACTATTGGACTTGAGGATAGAATCAAACACTACGAACATGCTCTGCATATATTCGGAGCACATTAATAATGTGGCAGATTCAGTGGGTGCTGGCACTGATTCCAGATAGTTTCTTCCTCTGGATCACTTACCTATTGATTGCTGTTGGGGTTGGTTTATATGTGGCCAGCAAATTGGTCACATGGATTCCTCTAATCTCTCAATACAAACTACCGGCAGAACTAGTTGGGGTCGTATTACTAGTAGCTGGTAGTTATTTGTTTGGCAGTTACGGAACAGAAATGGCATGGAGAGAACGTGTTAGGGAATTAGAAGCAAAAGTTAAGGCCGCTGAAGAAAAAAGTCAGCAGGTCAACACAGTAATAGAAACCAAAATTGTAGAAAAAATCAAAATAGTCAAGGAAAACGTCTATGTTAACAGAGAAATTATCAAAGAAGTTGCGGGCAAGCAACTTGATGCTCAGTGTACTTTGCCTAAGTCTACTATCAGCTTGCACGACAGCGCCAGTCGTAATGAAGTTCCCGAGCGTGCCGCCGCAACTGATGGAACCCCCAGCGGAGTTGAAGCCAGTAAACTCCTCGACAGAGTCGTTGAAAACTACGGTTCCTGCCACGAAAACGCAGAAAAATTAAAAATGTGGCAAGAATGGTACCGAGAACAGAAGAAAATCTTCGAATCAGTTAAATAATACAGCAGACAAATAGGAGCGAAAACTATGTCAGAAGAAGTAAAAAGCGAGAGCGAAAAGAAAAAAGAAGATTGGATGAACAGCAAATGGCGTCCAATGATGGGTTGGATGTATATGGTAGTTTGTATGTTCGACATGATCGTATTCCCGATACTGTGGAGTTTGTTGCAAACTATGACTAGCACTCCTATTACTCAATGGAATCCGCTGACCCTACAAGGTGCAGGACTATTCCATATCGCAATGGGTGCTGTATTAGGTATCGCGGCATTTGGTCGTACACAAGAAAAACTAAACGGAGCAAACAATGGCGGAGCACAAACATCAACACCTGCACCAACGTTTAGTCCTGCTCCAGCAGCACCAATTTCAACAGGCTTTGTTAGTAGTCCAACAACTGGAGCAGGACCGTTTGCAGCTCCAGCAACAGGATTCAGCGCCAGCAGCTTTACCAGCGCCCCTAAGCCAACAACCGCAGTAAGCAGCTCGGGCAAACCAATGCCTATGCAGCCAGATCAACCAGAACTATAAAAGGAGATTTTACATGTTAGATATATTATTATGGGTAGCAGTAGGTGCATTTGTAGGGTGGAATTTTCCACAACCTTTCTGGGCAAAAGCTATACAAGAAAAAGTTCAAGCCATGTTGGCTAAAAAGGAAAAATAAAATGAAATTATTAGCCACAGCAATTTTTGCAGGTATGTTAACATTTGGTACAGCAGCCTGCGCAAAAGAAGAACCAAAGAAACCAACAGCTACAACACCTGCGGCACCAGCAGCACCTGCCAAAGCAGATACACCAAAGACTAAAAAAGTCTGTGTGGATCAACAGGGCAAAGATGGTAAGCCTGTGATGGATGCAAAGACCAAGAAACCAAAACAAAACTGCAAAGAAGTCAAAGTGCGTGAAAAACACGAAGGCACAGCAGTTCCTGAAAAGAAAAAATAAAGCTCAGTAAATTTCTAATTAAATAAAAGGACTGCTTGACACAGTCCTTTTTTTATCATATAATATAAGCATGGATTACTACAATACTCTAGGACTACAAAGAAACGCTAGTGATGCCGAAATAAAAAAGGCATACCGAAGCATGGCCATGAAATATCACCCGGATCGAGGCGGTGATGAAAAGAAGTTCAAAGAAATATCACAGGCCTACGAATTTCTCAGCGACCCTCAGAAAAAACAAATCATTGACCTCGGTGGCGATCCCAATGCACAGCCGGGCGGCATGGGCGGAGGTCAAGGACCTTTTGAGTTCCATTTTAACACGGGTAATATGAATGACATTTTTGGTAATTTTGGGTTTGGCGGATTTGGTCGCCAACCCCAACGTAGAAATAGATCATTGAACATCAACGTGGAAATTACCTTAGAAGATGTACTCAACGGCAAGGACTTTACTGCTGAAGTTAGTATACCCGGCAAGAATAAAATGATCAATATTCAAATCCCGCCTGGTATAGAAAATGGGCAACAGATTAGATACGAAGGCATGGGTGATGATTCAATCCCAGGTCTTAAGCCGGGAGATTTATTAGTCAATGTCATAGTGCGTGAACACCCCAGATACAAACGAGAAGGCACATCGTTGATCGTAGAACAAGTAGTAAGTGTATGGGATGCATTGCTGGGAGCCAGCATAGAAATACAAACACTAGATCGCAAAACATTATCAATGAACTTGCCGCCCGGTACACAGCCCGATACTGTAATGAGTTGCAAAGGAGAGGGTCTACCTAATATGCGCACACGACAACGAGGTAACCTACTAATCCGTATCAAGATCACAGTGCCGAAAAATCTTAACCCAGAACAGATTAACATGATCAAACAAATCAAACAAGGAACATCTAATGATTGAACCCAGCAAGAGTCTACAAGAAATCTTTGAAAAATCTGTAGAGATGGCCAAGACCCTGAGCCATGAGTACATAACCATTGAACACATTATCTATGGTATCATGGAGGATGAGGATTCTTATAAACTGTTAGAAAGTTTCGGTGCTGATGCTAAATTTGTCAAAACAAACATCGAACACTATCTGAGAAACAATCTCAATGATATTAAAACTACCAATGTCAACGCAAAACCTAAAAAGACCAACAGTGTAGAACGTGTGTTGAATCGCTGCTTCACACAGGTGTTGTTTAGCGGCAGACAGCGTATGGAAATAGCAGATATCATTATCAGTGTGCTGTCAGAGAAAAATAGTTTCGGTTACTACTTTCTTACCAAAGCCGGAGTGACCAAAGAAAAGTTTGTGAAGTATTTCCAAGAAAATGTACAGATAACCGAAGACGCAGAAGTCGAAACAAGAATAGTGAACTCAAATCAAATAGATCGGATACTGAATCAATTCTGTACCAACCTCAGCCTCAAAGCCAAGCAGCGAAAACTTGACCCTGTGATAGGTCGTGATGACGAAATAGAAAAAATACAGTTGGTGCTGGCTCGCAGAAACAAGGCCAACGTGTTGATGGTGGGTGATCCAGGAGTAGGTAAAACTGCCATTGCCGAAGGCATTGCTCGTAAGATACACGAAGGTAAGGTTCCTAAATTCATCAAAGACCATCAAGTCTATACCTTAGACATCAGTGCTCTGTTAGCTGGCTCCAAGTATCGCGGCGATTTCGAAGAACGTGTTAAAGCAGTGCTGTCAGCCTTGGAGAAGAAAGGCAATATCATCTTGTTCATCGACGAAGCACATATGATGAATGGTGCAGGTGCTGCAAATGGCAGTTCCAACGACATGGCCAATATGTTAAAACCCATACTTACCAAAGGTGTTCTCAAACTGATAGCATCTACCACATGGGAAGAATATCGCAAGCACTTTGAAGCCGATCGTGCGCTGATGCGCAGATTCCAACGTGTGACCGTTGAAGAGCCTAGTGCAGAAATGACCGTGAAGATCCTGAAAGGTCTAAAGAAATATTACGAACAGCATCACAATGTGAAAATATCCGACGCAGCCATTGAGCAAGCAGTCAAGCTCAGCGTCAAGTACATGGCAGATAAAAAACTACCAGATAAGGCTATCGATATCATTGACTGTGCCTGTGCTAGATACAAACTCAAAGATGACGAGAGCATGGAAGGTGTTACACAGATTGTAGACATAGAACAAGTTACCTACGAACTCAGCAAGATGATTAACATGCCGTTGGAAACAGTGGCGCAAAAAGAAAGCAAAAATCTTGCAGATCTAGACACTCAGATGAAAGGAGTGGTCTACGGCCAAGATGGCGCTGTAGATACATTGTTAGATAAGATATTTGTAAGTCAAGCTGGCATGAAAGCACCTAACAAGCCTATTGGTAGTTTCCTATTCTTAGGCCCTACCGGCTGCGGTAAAACCGAAACTGCTAAACAGTTAGCAGATAAAATGGGCATGCAACTAATTCGATTTGACATGGGCGAATATCAGGAGAAACATTCCGTGGCAAGATTGATTGGTGCTCCTCCGGGCTATGTCGGTTACGAAGACAATGCTGGACAACTTATTACCAAGTTACAAGAAACACCCAACGCTATCTTACTGTTAGACGAAGTTGAAAAAGCTCATCCAGATGTTATGAATATTCTTCTAGCATTCATGGACAACGGTTTTATTACAGGATCCAATGGCAAACAAGCTGATGGTCGCAACACCATATTGATTATGACATCAAATCTTGGAGCAGCAGACAACGAACTTAACACCATTGGGTTTGGAGAGTTGGAACGAGACGGTGAAGATGACAAAGCCATCAAGAAACATTTTAGTCCGGAATTCCGCAATAGATTAGATGCTGTGATCAAGTTCTCTAAACTCAGTGGCGATACGGTCATCCAGATCGTCAAGAAGTTTGTGGCTGATCTCAACAGTCAATTAAAAGACAAAGGCATTGAGATTGTGGTCAACGCCAAGGCCACTCGTTGGCTAGCAGATCGAGGCTACGACAAGAAGATGGGAGCAAGACCATTGGCCAGAATCATAGACAACGAGATCAAGAGCCCGCTAAGTCGTAGAGTATTGTTCGGCGATCTAGTAAATGGCGGTAGAGTCACTGTAGATATAGTCGACGACAAACTTGATTTTACAGTTGTTGAGATACCAAAACCGTTGACCAAGGAAGAGAAAAAAGCTCTCAGGGCGCAACGCAACGCTGAAGCAGCAACTACACAAGAACAAGATGCTACAACTGAAAACCAAATCAACCAGTCGTAAGTTTTATAACAAATGGTTATATAAAATCAGCCTGTTGGTAGACGGCTGCGTGGTATTTCGCACACAGCCGTTATCAAACATCAAGAGTTGGTTGAGCCATTCTGACAGCGACAGCGGATATCACTATGAAAATTGGCGCAGGGCCTCAGTTAATAAAGAAATAATAATCAGTCTTTGTGATTTCTTAAGTGCCCACGATGCAGATATGTATGCAACAAGAGTTGAAAGAAACAGACTAGATGTTTATACCAACGATCCCGAGTTCTATGAGAAACTCAGCCTGCACAGCCAAGATTATTTGATACATAGGTTTGAACCTAACAGCAACAATCTTGATGTGTTAAATAATTCACAGAACTGTATCACTGTGAGTAAGCTACCCAAGGACAGATATCGCTATCGTGTGTATCTGCTGCCCCATAAAATGGCCAAAGACCGTGAAGGCAAACAGAGATATCTAGCTTGGTTGAAGTCGCAGACCCCTAGAATAACCTGTACTCCAGCTATCGAACGTTGGTTCTTGACCACAGATTGGAACTGGGACCGTAGATATGTGTTGGTTGAAGATGAATCTACACTGCTAATGATGAAATTGCGTGGTGCTGACGTTGTGGGCAGGGTATACAACTTTGTAGTATGCGATAAATAGTTGATGAGCAGAGAAACTATAGTTCTATTATCAAATATCACTGACGACAGTCAGCCTTCTACGTGGCAATACGGTGAAAAACACATAGGAGCAGGTTACTATAAGAATGGTAACGGTGTGCATACTATGACTGTTGAACTGAACGAGTTTAAGGGAAGCATCAAAGTACAGGCTACTCTAGACCTAAATCCCGGCGTCAACGACTGGTTTGATGTGGTTCTCGACAGCACAGACACTGTGTTAACTGCTATTGATAGCACACCCGTCACTGCCAACGCTGCCTGCACATTTACTGGAAAATTTGTGTTCATACGTGTGGCTTATCAGCTAGAACAAGGCACAATCACCGAAATCCGTTATAATCATTAACAGTTAAAGTTCGATAAATATAGTATGACCTCCCGAGGAATGCTATGAGAGACCTTTTATCTAAGTTAGACGCTATTGTAAGCGAAACAGAATTAAGAAATCCTGAAGACCTTCAGGCCAAACGCAAAGCCCTTCAGGATTTGCAAATGGATCCCGTTGCTTCTCAAGATCCAGAAATCAAACAAGCAATTATGCAACGCAAGGCTGATCTTGAAAAAGAGGCCAAAGCCAAAGGATTTGCAGAATCATTTGAGGTAGGCGACGAGTTTGGTATTAGCTTTTCAGAAGATCACGAGATCGCAACTACTATTGTAGACATCCTAGAAGATGGCATTGTTATTGAGCTAGATGATCTAGCTCTAGAAATGTTAACCAATGAAGGTTTGGATTTCTTAGAAGGTGAACTAGTAGAAGACAAACAAAAAGGTGTTGATGGCAAAGCCTGTTGGAAGGGCTACAAGCGTATGGGCACTAAACAAAAAGGTGGCAAGACTGTAGATAACTGTGTCAAAGTCGGCGAAGATGTTACTATGGAAAAAGCTCCCCCCGGCGATAAATCCGAACGTATGGTCAAGCATATCAAGAAAGGATATGCCAAGGACGGCGAGCTAACAGATAAAGAACGCGGTATCGCTTATGCTACAGCGTGGAAACATCATAATAAGAAAAACGAAGATCATGGTCCTGAAGACCCAGATGCACCTGTGAACTACGGCGAATATGATCGCGAAGGCGACATGGCCAAAGACGATTTACGCACCATCGACGATGCTGCTGAAGAACTATACAGTATCCTACGAGCAGACGACAATCTTCCAGAATGGGTGCAAAGCAAGATTACCAAAGCTGTGGACTACATAGATACAGCACGTGATTACATGAAAGCACAGAACTACGAGGAAGATGTAGCAGAGGGTTCTATGCCAGCGTCAGTGATTCGAATCAAAGAGAAAATTCGTCTAATGTCAGATGATGAAAAGAAAGAATACTTCAAAGGCAAGACTCGAGAGCAGTTACAACAAATGGCGCGACGACACGGCTACGGTGAAAACAGCGATGTGTATGCTAAGTACGCAACGCAAGGTGTAGACGAAGCCAAATACCAAGGTCGTGAAGTACCCTTAGGTAAAAAGATGACAGGTGACGTCAAGAAGTCTAAAGTATATGTACGCAAGCCCAACGGCAATATTGTCAAAGTAAACTTCGGTGACAAGAAAATGCGTATCAAAAAATCTAATCCGGCACGTAGAAAATCATTCCGTGCTAGACATAATTGTGCTAATCCAGGACCTCGTCATAAAGCTAGATACTGGTCTTGCCGGAGCTGGTAATGTTATTAAAAGAAATGTTCAGTGCCATTGGCGCACCCAAAGACGAGCAACAAGAAATTGATTGGCTTGATGATTTAAAATTTTTCATCGACAACGATTCGAAAATGCTGGACCAGTATTTTTTTCCTGCGGTAAAACGTCATCGCGAACACAGAGGTAATCCCAATGTGTTCAAGGTGTATATCCGCCCATTAGAAAAGTGCATGGGGCATTATTGCGACAAATATGATATCGATGACTCAGAACAAAAGTTTCCCAAAGACAAACTCATAGACTTGGCCAAACGAATTGCCGACGAACAAGAAAAACACATAGAAAAAGGCGACTACGATTAATGTTGTTAAATGAATTATTCGAGGGCGGAACCAAACATGTGACATTTTGCTTTGGCAGAATGAATCCCCCTACTATTGGACACAAACAAGTATTAGATACCATGAAAAGCCAAGGTGGCGAAATGAAAATTTTTGTCAGTCAAACTCAAGACAAAAAGAAAAACCCCTTAGATTATGGCACCAAGATAAAGTTTATCAAAGAAATGTTCCCACAGTATGCCAAAGATGTAGTAGAGAATGCTGCATTAAACACCATCGGCAAAGTAGCCAGCTATCTGCATGAACAGGGATATAACGCAGCAACCTTTGTAGCAGGTTCAGATCGCCTAGAGGATATGAAAAGTCTTATCACACAATACAATGGTGTAGAAGGCAAGGCACACGGATTTTATAAATTCGATGTTATTGATTTTGCCAGCAGTGGAGACCGCGAAGACGGAGCCGAGGGTGTAGCAGGAGTCAGTGCCAGCGGTGCACGATCAGCTGCTGCTAACAATGACTTCGAAGGCTTCCAAGAAGCCACAGGTGCCGGAGAACTTGCCAAACCGTTGTTTGCTGCGGTGCGTAAAGGTATGGGTATCAACGAAGACATAGAAGAAGCAGGATTTTTAAGTTTTCTTAAAAGCGAGCCACCAAAGAAAAAATGGGATCCTGCCAAAGACTCCAGAGTCATTAGCAATAAAAGAGGTGACGATGATGCGTGGATTAAACTGCTGTTAGATAAGCGTCGCAGAGGTATTGAACTTACTGATCGAGAATGGAATTCTATACAGCAATGGAAACTTAAAAAATCAATGGCAGGCGAAAGTGTAACCGAAGCACCTATCGAGATGGATCCCAGTGAACCAATGAATCCCATGATTCACAGCCACGACAAAGCCAATCCTGCTAAGTTAAAATATCGTATGTTACGTGCTGCCGGACAATTAAAAGATCTTGCATCTCGTGCTGAAAACGCCAGTCCAGGTGAGTGGCAACTAATGGCTCGTCAGTTCGACGAACTAAAAATGAACATGGAACAAATCCGTCACGCTCTAGAGGAACTAGGCAAAGTTAAAAGCAAAGGTGGCATTAGATCAAGAGGTATAACCATATGAGAGCAAAAGATTTTGTACCGGCTACAAAACCTAGAAACTTTGTTGCTAAAAATCAAAAGACCGCAGGTGCTGGCGCACACAAAGATAAAAAGCGAGCTGCCAAGCAAGGCGATGTCAAGCATAAAAAACAAGATGTAGATGAAGGTTGGGATGATATTAAAAAATTTGGTAAGAAGGCCGCGGTAGCAGGCGCTATCGGTCTGGGTGCGTTAGGCAGTGCTCAAGCACAAGATGCTCCGTCAGGCGAAGACTTTCTTCCAGATATTGTTGCTCATGTAACCTTTAAAGTTGATGGTAACACTATTACAAAAGATATTAACCTAGGAACAGCATATAAATCTCCAGGCCAGGCTGGTGACGCTCTTGCAAAATTCTTAAAGTCCAAAGGTATTAAATATTACGATTATAGTCTTGAGCGTGTAAAACCCAAAGACAAAGACTATCTAGATAAAGCTCCGTACACCGACAGTGGTAAGGCTCACAGCCAAATGGACACCGGGCCTGCTAGTGATAGTAAATTCAAAGGCGATTATATGTCTAAAGAAGGTATAACATCAAATGGTTGAAATTACAGAATCAGCAAAAATCAAAGTAGTAGATCTACTCATGGAAGAAAACAATCCCAACCTCATGCTAAGAACATTTGTACAAGGCGGTGGGTGTTCAGGATTTAGTTATGGCTTTACCTTTGACGAAATCAAAAATGAAGATGATTTTGAATTTCCGATCAGTACAGAATACAATATGGTCATCGATGCTATGAGTATGCAGTATCTGCAAGGTGCTGAAATTGATTATCAAGAAGATATCACAGGCAGTCAGTTTGTAATTAAAAATCCCAATGCACAATCAACCTGTGGTTGTGGAAGTTCATTCTCAGTATGAAACAATATAAAATTACCAGCGATAATATTTTACAAAATAGTGATGACGACTGCTATCTCTCTCCAGACGACCCTATACACGAATTAAAAATTGCACACAACATGGGCGGGCTAGGATCTGCAGAAAAATTAGCAAATTACAATGCCATGAAAGCCTACAACAAATACACGGTTTATCCAGAAGACGACGGCACTGATCTTCCTCGTAATCCATATTCACAAGTATGAGAGCAAGTGAATTTGTTGTTGAAAAGAAAAAAAGAAAACGCAGACCGCGTTGGGCTGCTTACGGCCCAGGACCTTACGGCGGTTACGGCTATGCTACTGGTTACAGCGGCGACGGCGGTGGCGGAGAGGGTGGCGGAGAGAGCATTGAGCATGAAAACTTTGCTGATGGTAAGAATCCCCAGGATAAAGGCGACAGTAAACGACACGGCATCAATACTAAAGCATCAGTAAGTAGTCTACGTAAAACTGCTAAACAGGGCGGGCGCAAAGGACAATTAGCGCACTGGTTGGCTAACATGAAAGCAGGCCGTGCTAAGAAGAATAAATAACAGTATGAAAATACGTGAAATTTTAGAATCAGCAACAGCAGGCGCTACCAGTGCTGGTAATGTAGCTATAGGTGCTGTATACAAGAATAAACCCGGAAAAACAGCAAAAAACAAGGACGGAACCGCAAAAAACGCATTAGATCTCAAAGGAACTAATCTGTTAACTGGCGGGTCTTTAGTAAAAAGATAAATATATAATACACTTTTAGGAATGTGAACATGGACTTCAAATCGTTAATCAGCAAAATAGAAAGTATCGACGGTAAAATCGATACCCCAAAAGCACCAGAGCTGCCAAAATCTGTGCAATTAAATGAAGATGCACAACTTCGTGTTCTATCTGGGCAAACAACTTATGTTTCAGAAGCCAAGAAAAAGAAAGACGAAGAAGTCAAAGAAGCGGACGACATGAAAGTAGGCGACAAGAAAAACATCGCCACTGGCACTGTTGAAAAAACAAAAACAGGCATTATTCACAAGAGCAGCAAGGCCTATGGTGGCAGTGAAGAAAAAGAAGCTGATGACGAAGATGACAAGCCAAAGAAAAAAGCCAAGAAAGAAAGTGTAGAACCAGAATTTAAAAGCAAGTTCATGAAGATGGTTGAAGCCAAGAAAGAAGAAGCTGCTGATAAGAAAAAGAAAATGGCCAAGAAAGAAAAGATGGCAGAAGGATCTAAGCCAGACTTCCTAGACATGGACAAAGACGGCGACAAGAAAGAGCCAATGAAAAAGGCAGTTGCTGACAAGAAAGCAGGTCCTAAGAAAGGTGTAAATCCTTTTGCTAAGAAAACCGAAAGCAAGATGATGCCAAAAGATAAGAAGAAAACAGTTAAAGAAAGCGTAGAAACAAAACTGTCTTTCAAACAAATGGTACAACTAGTTCAAGAAAGCGGCGGACAACAACAGATTGATGCTGTAGACAAAGCATTGTTTACTTGGGCAGAACGTGTAGCTCGTAACAAACTAGGTGAAGGTATGAAAGCTGATCTATACGCAGGTTTGGTATATGAACGCAACGGTGGTGAATTCGAAATGTACGATGTACTAAGCGAAACACAAAAGTAATTTAACCAAAAAGTGTAAAAAGGCCAGTCATAGGTTGACTGGCTTTTTTTATGACTATATAATAGTCATATAGGAGAGAACAAATGTCAAAAATGTACGGACCGGAAGAAAAAGCCAAACTTGAAAGATTAATCAACGAAGGATCTAATGTGCTTCGTGAAGTAGAGGATCTCAATGAAGGTCTTAAAGAAACTGTAAAAGCTGTTGCAGAAGAATTACAAATCAAACCCAGTTGGATCAACAAAGCCATACGCATCGCACACAAAGACAATTGGAAAGACCACGAA